ATCGTTCATGTGGTCAAAGCCGTCCTTGTTAGGCTGGCTCGTTCCCTCTTTGTACGTCTGTCGCTCAAGGCTCTTAATCGTGTGCTTGCATTTGGGGTCTATAAACAAATAGCGATCGCCGCCACTTGAGCGCAATCTACTATTCACCGCATTTATTCTATCCCTGACCAGTGCGTGACTGTTTTTAGATTTCACCGCAAAGCCTGCATTCTGCAAGATGCTCAAATCCGTCCTGCCTCCTGCGCTAGTTTTGCGCTGCCTTGAGGCGGGGTCTGGGTAAATTATAACAGGTCGGTCGCTGTATCTTGACTTAATCTCTGCGACCATCTCATCTGTATTGCTGCCATACATGACGATCTCATCTATCGCCAACAAATCATTGCCATGACGTAAGCAAACAACCGCACTCATTGGGTCGATGTTAAAGTCTAGCCCGATGTGCAGAGTGCCGCCAGTATCCTCAATGCGCTTGACAGACTTCTCCCGATTAAAGGCATAATAAATGATACCGCTGTAGTTGACAAACGCAGCCTCGTACTCTTGCTGAAAGGTTCGTTCATCTAGGTCATTACGGGCAGCAGCAACTTCTTCCTCTGGTACGTTCCCACCCTGAAGGGTTGTGTACTGAAAGCTCGACCAATCATTGTCACCGTCAATACCCTTAGCCCATATATCGTAAAAGTGGTTACGTCCCTTCGGCGTGCCAATGAATAAGCACCCACCCTGCCTGTCAGAAAGCGAAGGTCTAAGCACCTCACTCCATGCCTCTGGCCTCATGTCTGCAAACTCGTCAAGTACAACAAAGTCTAATGCTCGTCCTCTCAGGTTGTTTGGCTTCTCTGCTCCTTTGAGACTGATTACAGAACCGTTTATTAGCTTTATAGTTAGGCTTGTCTCGTTTGTCTTAGCAATGTATTCGGGGGGGATTGTCGCAACCAGCATATCCCACGCTATCTCTTTAGCAGCTCCGTAAGTTGGGGCTACATACCACACGTTACGATTCTTTCCCTTAACTGCCTGCTCAAGTATCTTACCTGTAGACAGGAAGGTCTTGCCAAAGCGTCTGCCAGCTACAACAGCAACAAAGCGACTAGGGCAAATGAATATCTCACTCTGCGGTAGCGTTAATTGCACGAGGGTCGATCATAATGTTGATTTGTGGGATTTCTTTGACTGGCTCGCTGTACTGATCTCCCCAGTTCTCTCTGTCTCTATTCTTCAGATAAAAGATGATGGCGGTATTGTCTCCAGACATTGCCTTTTCAAATAGCTTATTAGTCACCTTATCCATTCCAGAGCTGCGGCCTCTTTTTATAGCCTGCAAAAACTGTGGATATTCATTCTGCTTATCGTAGACAGTCCGTTCACTGATTCCTAAGCAATCAGCTATTTGAGAGATGGTTAATCCATGAGAAGCCATATCTTCTGCTTGCTCACAAATATGCTCGTCTGGTATCCAAGGCGGTCTGCCTGACATTAAGCCTCCGTTCCAAAGGTTTGTTCATGGTTCATTGAGGGGTTGTAAAGTATCACTTCTTCCTCGTCTGGCGGTAATGCGTTGAGTCTAATATCGACAGCATCGCACCAGTATATAAGGGCAGTCTTGATCTGAAACACCGCTGAGGGTGAGTCTATTATACTCTGCGTGATGTTATCAATCTTAACAAGCAGGTCATTCCAGCCGTTTTCTTCGCAGTCTAAAATACGCTGCGTGATCTGTAAATGCTTCATGGTGCCTCCCGCATCTCTGCTAATGGCCGCAACAGTTTATCAGTTATCTTGACAATGTACCATAATCAGCACTTTGCATGTAAAGCCGTACTTGAAGTCCGTATTTTCGCACCCAATAAAAAGCCCCAATTAAGGGGCTGTTTTAATGTCGTCCTTTGCTATTGCCAGAAGGCCAACGATTGTCACTACTATGCCGTACAGTATCACCTTACACCTCTCTCTAAGTTGGAGCGGCATTATAGTGATTACTGCCTTGGCTGAATAATGACTGTTTTGCATATCGTTTATGCCTGTCTGGGTATAGTAGCCCGTTGCGATCACAGGTGGGCTAGTCCTGCTCAAAAGGTCAGGGGGAACCTCGATCTAAAACTTTTGTTTCTTATTGTTGGCTTGTGTCTGTTTAATGAAACGATCTGCCATCTTATTGGCTTCCCGTATCTTCTTCCTTATTTCCCACTCTGCCTGCTTATCTTCCACAATCAAGTAAGCTCCATACAGTAAGAAGCCACCAATTACTAAAGTCAAAATAAAACTAATCATAATTTAACCCCGTCTGTTTGTTAGTTGTTATGTCGATCAATTGCAGTTTTTTCGTCACATGTGTTTGATGTGTCGATGCTATAGGTAAACATTAGTATAACTCCTCTGGGTTGACTGCTTTGATGTAAGCGTCCATCACTAGCTCGCTTAGTCTGATTTCAAGGTAAAGGTATATCCCGCCTCTGTACCATTCGTCAAAGTCTAGCGGTGACATTGTGTAGAGTTCTTTCTTAAAGTAGTCGAGTGCTACGCTGTAGAAGCAATCGTCCTCGTAATCCTGCATCGGCAGATCGCCTGTAACGTATCGCAATGCAGCGTTGATTACCGTCTTTGAGGCAAATGTTCCGTCCCTCTTATCATACAGATCAAGCAGCAGCGTCTCGTAAGAGTCCTGCTCATAGGCAGCAAATAAATCTTCGCACCATGACATGTGTTTTGTCAGCCACATTAGGCAGATTTCTTCTTTAAGGTCATCAGAAACGCTAATGAGATGGCCGTCCCAATTCTGGTTTTCAATAAAGCATTTGTCTACAAATTTATCTAAGTTCATTAGCAAGCCCCCATGTTGATGCAGTCGTTGTACTCCATAGTGCTGGCGATTAAGTACAAAGCTACCAGAATGGCAACCTTGACCGGCGTTGGTATTGCGTTTACTAAATTTAAAAATGTGTTCATGTTATTCCCCTTGGTTTGATTGCCCCCCGTAGGGGGCTTTGTTTGATTAGAATGATGGGTCTCTGTATTCTTCCCTTATTCCGATAATCGCTCCGCCTGTACCTTTAACCCAGCGATTGTTTTCGTTCAGGTAGACGGGATTGAGTGTACCGTCTATTTTGAATGTGCGTGTGCAACCATTTGGGTTGCGCTCGTATTCGTATACTTCGTTACCGTAACCTGTTCCACCGACTACTTTAGCTGTGTCTTGCTGGATTGTGACATAGTGGCTTTTGCCTATTTTAAAAATGTCTGTAACAGTAGCGGCGTAACGATCAGTCCAACCAGTCATTGTAGCTGGCATTCCGATTTCGATAGTTTCTACTGTGTGGCCATAGTTAGTGGTATAAAGGTGATTGACGAGTGAGCCTGTTTGAGTACCTAATTTCATGATGTAACCCCTTTTGATTGATTGAAGTGTCACTATGAGGCTTTCCCTTGACGTTGTAAAGCATTTTATTACAAATAAATGAATTTAATTATAAGAAACTGGCTCATAGGTATCATCGGCAAGCATTTTCTTGTGTTCTTCCCTGTAGTGACTGGCTATCTCAGCCCTCAGCTTCTTGGTCGTAGGCATTAGCACTTGCCACTTCTCCCTAAGAATATCAAGATGGCCTTGCCCTTTGTACTTCTGTAGGAAGATGGTGAAGTCTAGCGGGTTGGCTGTAAAGGTAGGGTGGCAGTAATGGCACATGCAGATAGCGTTATCAATGCTCCACCTTACTGACTTGGCAGCCCTACCAAAGATATGGCAGCACTCCATCCTCCCGTCTTGCTTACCGCAGTGTTCGCATTGGTAGCCAGCCTTCTGACGAATCACATCGCTGAACCACCTGTCTGCTGCATCTCGCTTAATCGCCATTTTTTATTTCTCGCTCTATAAGAAAGTCAACGTAGTGCTTGATCTTTCTAAGCGACTCAACGCCGCCCTTATCCTTCCAGCGGGTAATGTACTTAACAACATTGCCCTCGCAGAAGTCCAAGTCATTCGCCATGATGTATTCTATTGGCTGTATGGCTTTCTTCTTGTAGTGGTCGCCTCCGACCTGCTCATCAAGTGCGCTCATTCATCTTCCCCAATTTCAATTTGCACCATGTCAGGGGAGCTAAGATTGCATCGCGGACACATACCGTAAGCAGAATCATCATCACCAACCCAATACTCAAGAATGCAAAGACAGTTATCACAGAACATTCGATGCACGTTAGTGTTCTTACTAGGAAATTTATAAACATTACTCATCTCTCAGACTTGGCACTACGGTTTTCCGTGAATGCTCTCCATATTTAATGTGGTAAGTGATAGCGTGTGCAGCTCGCCATGAAACGTAACCGCCTCTAGCAGCGTAAGCATCGCTGCCTGCGATTGTAGGGTGACGCTCGACTATTGCACCCCCGCCCTCAGACATATCCTGCTCGGAGTGATGGTAATGCCCTGTATGGATGTAGCAGTATTTAGCGGAACCCCACATCTGGCGGTAACGAGGCTCAGAGGAAAACAAAGTTGGGAGTGCTGTGTTCTTTTTCTTATGCCCGTGATGGAAACCAAGCATAATTTCACCATGAAGGTGAGCGTAATAAGGGAAGTCAGTGTCATCTACAACTAGGCGCTTATTGTCCCTGTAAATAACCTTTGCTGCCTTTCTAAGCCACGCTGAACCAGACTCGTCATGGTTGCCCTCACATACCAATAGTTTCACTGTCTTATGCTTTCTAAGCAGTATTTCAACGCAAGCCATAGTAACGCTCAATGCCATTTCAATTAGCTTTGAATATCTTGTGTCCACATCTAAAACATGTTTGGAGGCGGGAGTAACTGCCAACAACCCATCCCAGTGCAAGAAGTCACCCTGTAGATTTAAAATAGCCATCTCACTGTTAGGCGAACCATCTGCCATTCTAGTTATAGCTGATAAAGCCTCATGCTCTGCTATCTTCAAGTCCCAGTCATCACCGGTCTCA